AAACTGAAAGAGGGCTGGCAGCCGTTTGGTAGTCCGGTGGCCATAACCCCTTATACCCTGATGCAGGCGATTACAGCAGAAGGTGATGTGATGGTCAGTGGTGCAACTGAGCCGGATTGGGTACTACGTCATCGTACTGGCCGGGCAGTCCAATGCCATGGCTTACGGTGAAGGGCTTCCGCTGCCGGATTCATACGATGCTCCGGATCCGCGCATTAAACAGCTGGCGCGCCGCAGTACGGTGACGCCGGCGGGGCTGCCTGCAGATATAACGATATTATTCCGGCCGACCACTGCCTGCATGATGTGCAGGATATGAGTACGCTGAATCATCCGAAGGCAGACCTGAGCAAAGGGCAGTACGGCTGTGTCGGCCAGGGCTTACATATTGCCAAAAAACTGCTTCCGTATATCCCGAATAACGCGGGGATCCTGCTGGTACCATGCTGTCGTGGTGGTTCGGCATTCACCCAGGGCGCGGAGGGGACATTCAGTGCGGACGCGGGGGCCAGCCAGGATTCGGCACGCTGGGGTGTGGGTAAACCGTTATATCAGGACCTGATTGCGCGCACCAAAGCTGCATTACAGAAGAACCCGAAAAATGTGTTGCTGGCGGTGTGCTGGATGCAGGGAGAGTTTGACATGAGCGCCGCCACCCACGCACAGCAACCTGCGCTGTTTACAGCCATGCTGACACAGTTTCGTGTTGACCTCTCCGTGTTTAACGCGCAGTGCCATGGTGGCAGTGCTGCAGATGTGCCGTGGATTTGTGGTGACACGACGTATTACTGGAAAAATACATACGCTACCCAGTACGACACCGTGTACGGCGGGTATAAAAACAGGGAGAGTGAGGGCGTTTATTTTGTGCCCTTCATGACAGACGGTAACGGCGTCAATACCGCCACTAACGCGCCGGCAGAAGATCCGGATATTCCGGCATCAGGATATTACGGTGCGGCATCGAGAACGAATGGAAACCAGGTATCATCAAACCGCCCGACACATTTCAGTTCATGGGCGCGCAGGAGCATTATTCCGGATCGTCTGGCAACCGCTATTCTGAACGCAGCCGGGCGCACCTCAGCCTTCATCAGTGGTAAGGCACCGGAAATCAAACCCTCGCCCGGCGGCAACACGCCATCGGGTCCGTCTGCAGATACGTCCGTTCGCACAATCTCCCTGCTGCCGGCAGCCGGAGAGGCTGCTGCGCAGGGCTGGAGCATTAAGGATGGCGGAATTCAGTTGTCAGATGGTGTATTTAAGATCACCAAGCAGAGCAATAAAACCTGGTCCCTGACGCATCCGGTGGATGACGCAATTACCCTGCTGACACAGGGCGGCAGACTGACCTGTAAGTTCCGCCTGTCAGGCGCACTGACCAACAATCAGTTCGGGCTGGGGATTTATCTGTATACGGATGCTCCCGTTCCTGATGGTGTGGCGATGACGGGTACCGGTAATCCGTTCCTGATGTCGTACTTCACTCAGACCACTGACGGCAGAGTGAATCTGATGCATCACAGGAAAGCCGGAAACACGAAGCTGGGGGAGTTCGGCGATTACGGTAACGACTGGCAGACGCTGGAGCTGGTGTTCACCGCCGGCAGTGCCACGGTTACTCCGAAACTGAATGGAGTGGCTGGCCCGGCATTCCAGGTTATAAAAGACAGTCTGACACTGGGACTGAATGCGCTGACGCTGACGGATGTTACAAAAAATGCAGCGTATGGCGTTGAGATAGAAAGTCTGGTGCTGGAGATAAATGCACCGGCAGCATAATAAAAAAGAGCCAGCGACTGACCTGAAAGAAGACGCTGGCTAAAAGGCCTTATATGTTTGTAGAGACTTATTTTTCACAGACAGCAATGATGCCTGTCAATATATTATCAATATGCGGATTGTTTCAGTTACAGATGCTTTATTAAGGAAAAAACAGCCAGCACTGACTTTCGGTGGAGAGGTGCTGGCTCAGAAGGATAGTTGGATTTCACATGATACTTATGCCTGGCGGTATATTTTCTGACAGACAGTGACGGGTGTTGTCAAGATATTGTGTCATTTATAACCTGAATCAGGGGGTGGCCGGAATGTTATCTGGCATTTTTAGCAGAGCCTGAATGCCATAATCACGGCTCCCGGAGTTGGCCGTCAGTGGGTGACACTGGCGGCTTTTTTGTTTTTCTTTACTTGCATTTTCTGTCGGCGGTGACGGAGACATACATCAGATGGAAAAAATCACAACAGGTGTGTCATACACCACGTCAGCGGTGGGGACGGGATACTGGTTACTGCAGCTGCTGGACAAAGTCTCTCCGTCCCAGTGGGTGGCAATAGGTGTGCTGGGAAGTCTGCTGTTTGGCCTGCTGACGTATCTGACTAACCTGTATTTCAAAATCAGAGAGGACCGTCGTAAGGTGGCGCGGGGAGAGTAGTCGATGAATAAACAATACGAACTGGTTGTAAAATGAATATTTCTAACTGAAAAAACGTTCCATGAGGTAAGAAAAGGTCACAGGCAATCAATAACAGGACGTGATGAAAGACCCTTGCATTTGTGCGCTTTCTCTTTAGATAGCAGCAGATACTGAAAATCTGAGTTGTCGGGGAGTCAGGGATACAGCTGTGCAAGAGTTGGTCATTGTGATTCCATTGAAATCCTGTATGCCATGAAGGGCAGGATTTTATGGCTACCTGAGCTTTGGTGATAGTAAGTTGAAAATTCGCATTTTTTGCTGACATGCGTAACGAGAATCCCATAAGCAGGGAGGACTTAATTCTTCATTAACCCATGCGTTGATATTATGTTTCAGCCGTTGAAGCATCAGCGGTGTTAATGTTGTGGTAATAATATCCAGCGTTTTATGTGAGATCTTACCGTAAGGGTCTGCAAGAATGCTGCTTGTTGCTTCGTTATTATCTGCCATCAGAAGAAGTAACTCTGATTTAACGTTTTCTGTCATTAGTTGTAAAAATCTTCTGCGCAAACTTTCTTTACTGTTCATTTATATGGCTTCATTTGTTGTAATCTGCTGCGTCTCAAGGGATATGTTTATGAGAGCGACCATGAGTGTTGGATTATATACCTAACATATCAAGGGATTAGAAATCGATAAATCCCCATGAACGAAAAAATAAAATACGGCCTGTCGGCTGCCGTTCTGGCGCTGATTGGTGCAGGTGCTTCTGCGCCTGAAATCCTCGACCAGTTTCTGGATGAAAAGGAAGGTAACCACACCACGGCATACCGTGATGGTGCGGGGATCTGGACCATCTGCCGTGGTGCCATTCTGGTGGATGGTAAGCCTGTTATTCCTGGCATGAAGCTGTCAAAGGAAAAATGCGACCGGGTTAATGCCATCGAACGTGACAAGGCGCTGGCATGGGTGGAGAAAAACATCCGGGTGCCGCTGACCGAACCCCAGAAAGCGGGGATCGCGTCATTCTGTCCGTACAACATTGGCCCCGGTAAGTGCTTCCCGTCGACGTTTTATAAACGAATTAATGCAGGCGATCGAAAAGGTGCCTGTGAGGCGATTCGCTGGTGGATTAAGGACGGTGGCAGAGACTGCCGTATCCGTTCAAATAATTGCTACGGTCAGGTCTCACGGCGTGACCAGGAGAGCGCGCTGGCGTGCTGGGACATCGACAGATAGCAGAATATTTTCCTGAAAAATGACGTTGGCCAACGCGGGTGGATAACACGAAATCCTGAAAACTGGTAAAACCTAAGTGAATAAAAGTAAAAACCCCGTTTGTTGGCAGCAAGCGGGGTTTTGTGTTTTCTGACCTTGAGTAAGGCAAGGGAGAAATTATGGGTAGGGAGGTACTTTCCCTGTGAGGAAGTATAAAAGATTCTTTCTGAGGTTGTCCATTATGAAAGGCATTGAAGTGGAGACGCCAGCCAGTCTGGATTTAACAAGAGCGGCAGCTTTTGCCATTCGTATTGAACCGCCCCGGGTTTCCTGGAGAGTATTTTATCTGTGAACTCAGGCTGCCAGATCATTATTTCCGATGGAAGCATAATAAGCTTTTTCTGCTTCTGCCGGAGGAATATGGCCCAGCCTTTCCAGCAATCGTCGATTGTTATACCAGTCCACCCACGTTAGTGTGGCCAGTTCCACTTCTGTCCGGTTTTTCCAGCTATTACGGTGTATTACCTCCGCTTTGTAAAGACCATTGATGCTCTCAGCCATCGCGTTGTCAT